CATCAAACGGTGCAAACTGGAGCGTAAAATATTATAACGGTTCTACACAAGACTGGAGCACAGTATCTGCTCCTATCTACAGTGGCGTCAACGAAGCAAACAGAACATTAGATCCTAACGGTGGCGGAACAAGCGTTGGCGTAGGTACATTGTTTGTTGATAGTAATATCAGCGATGCAACAACTGCAACCAGCACTTTCAAAGTGTGGAGAAAAGCAGTTGCAGGTGTAACGTCAGTTACAGGTTCTGCAACAACAAATGCTTCAACAGGATCACATACATTTACTATTAGAGAAAGTAGAAATACAACCACTAACTACAGTGCTTCTTATACAATCACTTTAGCTGGTACTACATCTTCTATCCTAGCATCTTTAATTCCAGCTGCTATCAGTGGATCACAATTACAGTATGTTACTGCATCATGGGATTCTACAAACAACAAGTTAACAATGGCACACAGCCAGGGTGGTAACTTTGAAATGGTAGACGGCACAAGTAACCCATTAACAAAGATCGGATTTACAGCGTATGATGTAGTATTGCAATCAGGAACACCTAATCTATACACATCGCCTGCCGGAACTGGGCTAGTTGCAACTAACTGGAAACCTTTGGTTTACGAAGCAAGAGCAACTGCTCCTACAACAGATCCAGCTGACGGAGCATTATGGTACAGCAGTGTTGTTGACGAAGTCGATGTGTTATATCACAACGGAACAACATGGGTTAGCTATCGAGATGCTACGGCATTTCCTAACACAAGCCCCAACGGTCCTATTGTTAGCGCAACTGAACCAGATGCAGCTACTGGTCAAAGCGACGGAACTCAACTAGACACAGGTGACGTCTGGATCAGCACAGCTAATCTAGAAAGATTTGGTAAAGACATTTACGTTTACAGCACAACTAACGGATGGGTTTTACAAGACACCACTGATCAGTCTACTCCTGACGGATGGTTGTTTGCTGATGCACGTTGGGCAACATCTGGCAGTGCAACAGCACCTAGTACAATTGAAGCCTTACTAGCCAGCAACTACTTAGATCCAGATGCACCAGATCCAGCAATATATCCAAAAGGCATGCGCCTATGGAACACTCGCCGCAGTGGATTTAACGTTAAGAAATACATTGTAGGACATTTAAATCTAAATGCTAACAATGAACAAAACACTCGTTTCAACAACCAGTCTATGACTTCGTATGTTGCTGATCGTTGGGTAAGTCAATATCCAACAGCGGAAGACGGTAGTCCACAGTTTGGTCGTTTGGCACAGAGAGCACAAGTTGTAAATGCATTCAAAGAACTAATTGATTCTAACTCAACAATTCGTGACACTGATACATTAAACTTCAACTTGCTAGCAACACCAGGCTACCCGGAAGCTATTCAGAACATGATTGCATTCAATACCGATCGTGGCGTTACTGCATTTGTAGTAGGTGATACTCCATTCCGTTTAGCACCAACTGGCACAGCACTAAGCAACTGGGGTAATAACACCGCCCTTGCATTAGACAACGGTGATGCTGGCGCAACAAGTTTTGACGAATACATGGCTATGTACTACCCAAGTGGCTTCACTAACGATAACACTGGCAACAGTATTGTTGTTCCACCAAGCCACATGATGCTACGTACAATCATTAACAGTGATGCTAAGAGCTATCCATGGTTTGCTCCAGCAGGTACACGTCGTGGCGGAGTTGACAATGCCAGCAGCGTTGGATATGTTGATGCAGAAGGTGAATTCAGAACCGTTGCACTACACCAAGGACTACGTGATGTACTTGATGATGTTAAGATTAATCCAATTGCAACACTAACAGGTGTCGGAGTTTTAGCGTATGGTCAACGTACTCGTGCAAGAAATGCTTCATCATTAGATAGAATTAACGTTGCTCGTTTAGTTTGCTACCTACGTAGACAGCTTGATGTTTTAGCAAGACCGTTCTTGTTTGAACCTAATGATGCTCAAACACGTAGAGAAATTAAAGCAGCAGCAGAAAGCCTAATGTTAGAGTTAGTAGGTCAACGTGCCCTATATGACTTTATTGTAGTCTGTGATGAAACAAATAACACACCAGCAAGAATTGATCGCAGTGAGTTGTATGTTGATATTGCTATTGAACCAGTTAAGGCCGTGGAATTTATCTACATTCCATTACGCTTGAAAAATACTGGCGATATTGCAGCTGGACTATAATAGGTAAATAAAAGAATAAGGAGCATTAAAGATGCCAATTGCAAGTTTAAATAGATTCACAGTACCGTTGAGCGCCACACAGGCAGCATCAACTCAGGGTCTGTTGATGCCAAAATTAAAGTACCGCTTCCGCGTTACATTAGACAATTTCGGTGTCCAGGGTACTCCTTCTACTGAATTAACTAAACAAGTTATGACAGTAAGCAGACCTAGCGTTAGTTTCACAACAGTTGAACTACCTGTATATAACAGCACTGTAAAAATTGCTGGTAAGCACAAGTGGGAAGACGCTGAACTAAAATTACGCGATGACGCAAGTGGAGTTGTAAGCAAGAAAGTAGGCGAGCAACTTCAGAAGCAGTTTGACTTTTTTGAACAAAGTGCGGCAGCAAGCGCAATCGATTATAAGTTTAGAATGCGAGTTGAAATTTTAGATGGTGGTAACGGACAATTTGAACCTGTTACACTAGAAAGTTTTGAATTTCTAGGATGCTGGGTAACTAAAGCAACATATCAAGGCGGAGACTACTCAAGTAACGACCCAATGGATGTTACGTTAGGTATCTGTTATGATAATGCAATTCAATTAGAAGCACCAGGCGGCACAGCAAGCGGTATCGGCTTAGATGTAGGTCGTGTTGTAAGACCAGCTGGCGCTCAAGGACTAGCTACAGGTTAATAGTTTTATTGACTATAATCAAGCCCAGAATATCTGGGCTTTTTCTTTGACTAAATATTCATATGAGTAATGCCTTTAATAATTTTCTAACATCTTCTAACTCTAGTTATACCTCCGGGTACCCTGTGATGAAGGACTATCAACATGCTAGTCGATTGTATGTTGATAGTACATATGCAAGGGCCCCAAAATTTGGGTTTATCTATTTTGTACAAATTAATTTAAATTCTGATGCAATTATTGATCAACAATGGTTAAGTCAGCGAGGTAGTAAAGACGTAGGATTGCTTGCAAAGAAAACAGATTTACCTAGATTTACAGTAGCCACTGAAACTGTAAATCAATATAATAGAAAAACAGTAGTTCAAACAAAATTAACATACTCGCCTATTACAATAGAACTACACGATGACAACAGTAACCTAACACATAATCTATGGTTAAATTATTTTAAACATTATTATGCAGACAGCAACTATGGTGATCTAGATTCAGGTACTGTTAAGGCTAGAACAAGCCCTGAGGCCTTTAGAGATACAAAATATGGAACTATAGATTATACATACGGACGTTACGATAGAGGACTAAAAGATAATCAGTTTATCAAGTCCATTGACATCTATGTTCTTCATCAAAAGAAATTCACACAATATACTTTAATTAATCCACTTATAACTGAATGGGCACATGATAACGTTGCTCAGAGTGACGGTGGTAAAATTTTACAAAATAAGATGCAGGTATCTTATGAAACAGTGATATATAAAACTGGGGCAGTTAACCCTGGAAAGTCTCCCGAGACATGGATTCCTATTTACTACGACAACACTCCTAGTCCTTATGGAGTTAAAGGAGATCCGTTTCCCGAGAAGAAAATTGTTTACAGGCCTCCTGCAAATTCAAATCCATTATTAGATATTGCTAAAATTTTAGCAAAGAATTATATTAACAAAAATGGTTTAGGGAAAGCAAAAGGCGTGGGCTACAATATTGCATCAAGCGCACTAGGTGCAATATCTGCAACTAGCCCCGGAAAATACTCAAGCCCACCTAGTACTCAAAATCAACCCGGAATTTTTAACTTGCCCGGAGGTATCGGGATAAACATATTCAAAGGTTTCAATACCAGTGTTGATGGAAAAATTAGAGCAAATCCTGCAGCCATCATATTCCCACCTAAGAGATAATTATGAATTATTCTAACATTCCTGTATCGAATACTACAAATCAAACTGTAATTGCATTTGATAACAAGTATACATCTCCG